ATAATTTCCTTATTAAGCACATAACAGTAAGTTAACGTAGTGGCAGATTGTTCTAAGCTCAGATGGTTTAACGAGATTTCATTAATACTTTCTTTAATACAATTAAATATTTCATGCGTATCGATTGTAGAATTACTTTCAATCAGTTCTTTTAACTTACTAATTGCTAAAGATGAAGCAATCCCAGACCCTTCATAGGATCCAACACCGTCAGCAATAGCGAACAATATTCCATTACTTACTGATAACGGTGGTAAAATTGAGTCCTGATTTGCCCTGCTTTGATCTTTGGGTTTAGAAAAAGCCCCGAAGGAGATAAGCTTGGTCATTTGCTCACCTCTTCGATTAACTTATTAGTATGCATAATCATTTGCTCAACATTTTGAAACCTGTCCGCCGGGCGCCTCATAGTGCTTTTATTTATAAGCTCCTGCACTCCAGGAATATCCGCCATGTTCATATCCTCAATTAAAACACCCAAAGCATAGATATCGGTTCTTTCTGAATAGACACCTGCGTAGACTTCTGGCGCAGCGTATTTCTCTGTCCCCATACCTCTAGCTACTTTAGTGAGTAATTCAGACTCTGCACCTGCGTCAGCGTTTTTTACCAAACCGAAATCAGATACTTTATAGGTCCCATCACTGAACCTAAGTACGTTCGAGGGCTTTATGTCCCGGTGATAATATTTTAAGCAGTGAAGATAATGTATCCCTGTCAATACCATGCGTACTGCATGAAGCTTCTGGAGAGGACTCATCCAGCCAGCCCTTAAATCATGAGTCAAATCGCTCTCGGCGAGGCCCATAACAAAATAAGGTCTATCACCTATTAAGTTGTGTAAAACAACAGGAACTATATAAGAGCTGGAGCATAAAGCCTGATAATTTACTTCTCTTTTGAACCTTCTCAAGAATTCTTCTCTGCAAGATTCATCTACCGGAGAGAAAATCTTTCTTGCATATGAACCACAAAATCCTTGATTCATGTTGTAAAGGTTGATTTTTTCTACGCAACCAAACCCACCTCTCCCAATCACCCCGACTGGTTCAATTAGATAGTTTACACACTGTTCCATAAGCATTAGGCCACAAATTTTCCAATAGGCACTAAGCTACAATCATTTACAAAATTTCTCTAATACTTTATCAAAATTCCTATGTCTTTATAAACGAAGAAGTGAGTGTTCCTTTGGCTCATTTCTGCCATCGAGAGCTTTCACAGCAGCCCGATCAAGGTTACATTGACCCACAATTTTATAAAGTTCAGCATTGAGGCTTACGCTGTCGCTGTACGTCATATCCTGTGATGGTATTGGCACGTCAATCTGGCTGATCAGGCTGGCTGGTAGGTTTAGCCGGGGCTGACTGATTGTCCGGTACTCCAGCCGCGGTGGCAGCACTTGCTGCGTCCCGCAGCCGCTCAACAGCACGAAGATCGACACGAGCGGCAGCGCACCGGTCAGCCTCCAGATATTTTTTAATGTCATCCTGCAATGTCCTATTTTGCTGATCGGCAACTGCGCGTTGAGCCTCGACCTCGTCCATTACATCGTTCTGGTGCTGAACGGTCTCAACCAGTGATTTGATGTTGTCGGCCAGCTGGCTATTTTCAAGTCGAATTAATCGTATTTGCTCGCCCTTGCTTTCAGCGAGCTGTTCAAGCCGTTCATTTAAAGCTGTTAGCTGTGAATTGCTGGTGTTTAGACCCCATAGCGAAACGCAGATGAGCACAATAACGATGAGAGAGATATAGTTTTTCATGAATGCGGCAATGTGGTTTCCTGTCAGGCGAGTTCCAACGCACGCACGAATACATCAAGCCCATACGGCTGAGTGCCGTTCTCGTGGGAAATGATTGCCTGCAGCAACGGGAATAGTTTGCGGCTGTCGGTCAGATCGAGTGGACGATCTGCATTCGTACCGGTAGCCTGCGCCACGCTGTCGATGTATGCCTGGGTATCATTTTCGTTAGGAGGAGCCCATCGCCGGATTATGCCGGTGATGGTGCGCAATCCATATTTGCTCTGATAGTTGCACAGAATAACGATCATCGCGCGGATGCCGTATTCCGGTGCTATGAACTGGCAGAATGATTTATCAGTGCGCTGGAATTTTGGCACGAGTCCCTGCCACTCATCGCCCCAACGAATGTTTCCAGGGTTGTTGTTGCGGATGCCACGTGGTTTTTTATTGCCTGTCATTTTTTGCTACCTCCCTCCGTTGGATATGAAACAATGCGCGCAACGTTTCCACGCGCCGCAAACACCGCGATGCAAATCAGCGCGTTCGCTACAACTACCGGCCAGCCGCTTGCGTGGTAATGACCAAATAACCAGAGCAGTCCAAAGTTGCCGTAAAACAGAATCAGACCAGCAGCAATCCATGAGATACCTGGTTTATGCGTTCTGTCTGCTTTACTAAAGAGCATCAGACGCAAAGAAATAGCTGCACAAATGGCGACATCAATTACCGTCAGGAGATCGTGGCTGATCATGATTGTTCCCCCATCCATTTTTTGACGAACGGCAGTTTTGAAAAGCCGCCGTTTTTCAGCCAGAAATAGCCTTGGACCGCAGCAGCGGAAATGATTACTGCTGCCAGTGCATCCAAGGGTTTTTCACGATATTCGAGATAGTCCTCAATTTTGTCCGCAACAAAACCTGCACCGAAAATGCCAGCGGCATAACCAAACAGGAAATAACCGAATATCTGGCGGCGCGTCAGGTCGCTTGCAGTGACGATAAAGCACATCGACCCGGCAAAAGCCCCGAACGCGATTGAGTAATCTACAGAGGTGATAAAACCCACCAGTGCAGACGTGACAATGCCCCAGCCAGCTACGGTTGCCGTAGCGCCGGTGCTTAATGGCTCAGCCATTCAAAGCCCCTTTAGAAGGTTAAATTTGAAGAAAATTTTGGCACTTCGCAGCCATGCTGGTACCGGTTAGAGATTTTTTGTCATCGATTTGATAACTCAGCGAGCAAGATCCTCGTAGTAAAAGAATCATTAGGAAAACTGACCTGTTATGATAATCTTCAGGTAATCACAACTCTTATCAAGGTAGTGAAATGAGCGATAACAAAAAAGGCCGCCCTACGTTTGACCACATGCCTGCTGGACTGGCAAAGGCCATTGCGGAACAGGCAAAGCAACAATCACAAACGACATCTGAGCCGAATCCCACACAAAAGTCTGGCGGAGGGGAACAGAAAAAAGAGTGATGATCTATGAACCGGGAACATATTGCTTATCAAATTTATTATTCCCACCTTCTTGAAAGCATGACCAGCCGCTTTAACGGGAGGGTCAACAAGATTCTGTCCTTTTTATTGTTCATTCTCGGTTCAGCTGTTGTCAGTCAATATTTCAATGCACTTTTTTTGGGTGTGCTGATTGCCCTGATTTCCGCATTGAATACTGTAGGTTCATATGGCGCAACGGCAGAACTTGCCCGCGTGCAGTCATCTCGATACCTCAGACTTTATAACAGCCTGCACTCAGTCGAAACTGATGCAGACTTAATGCATCAACTAATGAAAATCCAAGAAGACGATAAAATCCCTAATCCGACTATTGCAAAATTAGCAGAGCGTGAAGCTGGAAAAACTTTTAAGGATTTTATGATACACGAGCAGTTGTCACGAAAAGAGAAAATCTACTCAATCTTTTTAAACTGAAATTTCTTTGTTTAAAACCTTATAATTTCTCTTCTCAGATCTCAAAGACTGTCGGGAGCACTGAATGCAAGATATTAAAATATCTTTTAACTCAATATATCTACATGTTTCCAATAATAATGACGCAGCCGATTATTACATGGTTGACTCAGGTAATCAAAATCCTGATGGGATGTTAATTTCTGATAACAAAGGGAAAGTTTATTACCGTTACTTTGTCATGCTCGAATCATGGGTTTCTTTCCCAACTCCAATGCCCGTATCAAAACCAAACGAATATCTTCCACTTGACGAAGGAAACTTAGCTCTCATTCAGATGTTATATCCTTCTGAAGCTAAGTAGGTTTTATGCAAGACAGTGAATCCTTTTCAAGTGTTCACCAGAAAAAAAACCGCACTCTGGCCGATTGCATGGGCTGTGTAAACAATAAGGGGATGATATAAAATATCCGCTAAATATGGCCTTTTTTGTTGCAGTTTGCAAGATCATTTATTGGGCTTGAATGATACGCAACACCTGAAATCGCCAGTTCAAGAGCTGTGGTCGAAAAGAAGGGGCTATCAAGCCCCTTCTCATGTAATCCATGTTCTGAATTGTCATTCATCCAGTGCAATGATGTATTTTTCAAGGGCGCCACTAAGCGACTTATCATCCAGTTCCTGAACGAGCGCTTTTAGCGCCCTCCAATGTGGGGCATAAATACGGCTCCAGGTTGATCGCGACACACCCAGCCGTGAGGCCAGTAGCGCACCTGCGTACAATTTGAATGCGCTGTTCGACTGCCTGCATGCTATCTCTTGCACTGCGACCCAAACGAGCGAAGAAAGGCGCTTCTGCGTTTTCCGGATTAAACCTGGCGGGAGGCATTGCTGGAACTCACGCCACACGTATTCGCACAGGGTAATCTGGTGGCGGAAATCCAGATCATATCCATAGCAATAACGTAGCCACGACTGCTCATGCTCTGAAAGCTGCTTAACGGCGCGGCGCCACGGTGAAGCTACGAAATCTTCATTACTTATAGGTGGCAGTGGCCTGCGCCTGCTGCGCGTCTCAAGTGCGTATACGGCAGTATTCTCGGCCCTCACTTTTCTTTTGCCGCCCTTCCCGTCCTCCAGTTCGACAGTGTGGATAGGTTTACGCGTGAGGCGATTTTTCTCAGCAGGAGGATTCTCGCTGAACGCCTCAAGCTGGCCTTTGGTTTTACCGGAGTAATCGGTCAGGGCGCGCCTCAATTCAGTGCGAGCATATTCCAGATCCTGCGCTCTCATGAAATCAGCCCCTCTCGCTCCCAAATATCGAGGGCGCGAAGAACTCCCTCAGCGTGCTTCAGACGCAGTTCCTCATAGCTGTATTCAGTTTTCAGACGGCCATCTACAGCTGCGTGGCAGTTGTCACAGCCAATTGCACCGGTCAGATCACTGGGTTTGATACCTGTACCGCACAAACCGCTCAGGCGATAATGGGCCAGCACGCTGGTCTCAGGATTAAAACTGCATACGCCTGGAATGCGAATTGTGCATTCGCGCCCACGTGCCGCTTTGCGTAAATTTTTTTTCATGCGGCAAACTCCATGAGCTGCGCCGCAATATTTTCGACTTCGGCAGGGGAACTGAATTTACGAAATAAAATATAATTCCATAAAACGTTGAGCACGGATTTATATAGCTGGGCAAATTCAATTTCATCCATGCTGGCGAATGAAATAGATTTTGCGCGGCGATTACTGCTGCCGTCAGGGTAAACGTGCTCGGTGTAGTAACCCGCCTGAATGGTTACCCATTCCCGGAATGCCTCGAACGACTTCAGCAGGGCAATATCATGCGAGCGAGTATGCCCTGTATCTGCCAGATATTGCTCAGCCGCATCAGAAAGCGGCGGGTTGTGGCTCTGCCCGACACGTTCGCAGAGGTAGTTAACAAACCCGTTAATGAGTTGAT